AGAATCAAATTCCAGAAAGAGATAAGCCTCGTAAAATTGAAATTGCAACATCTGCGCCGGATGTTCAACTTTTAGTTGAATAATATGATATGATGGGAATGCGGAGATATTTCTCCGCATTCTTTAGAGGAATTTGTAATGGAAAAACAGCAAAGATATGATTCGCTTTATCTAGATCTTGCTTTGCGAGTGGCTCAAATGAGCCAAGCTAAAAGACTTCAAGTTGGATGCGTTCTCATTAAAAATGATTCTATCATCAGTTTTGGTTGGAATGGTATGCCAACTGGTTGGGATAATAATTGCGAAACATGGAACGACTCTTTAGAGCTTGTAACAAAGCCGGAAGCTCTTCATGCTGAATCAAATTGTTTAATGAAGGTCGCAAAATCGACAGAATCTTCTGTAAATTCTACGTTGTATCTCACTCATTCTCCTTGCATTCATTGTGCAAAAATGGTTTATCAAGCAGGCATAATTCGTCTAGTATATTTGAATAAATATAGATCTGACGACGGTCTAAATTTTCTTCAACAATGTTCAATACAAGTAGAGAAATTCAACTATGATAACCATATTACAACTAGAAAATTTGATTAAGGCTATATACCCATCATCTAAACCAGAAAATTATTCAAATGAATTATTGATGACACTCAAAACATTTGATATTAATACCACTCTAAGAATTGCAGGATTTATATCTCAAGTCCTACATGAATCTGGTGGCTTAAAACTAACAGAAGAAAACTTGAATTATTCAGCTAAAGGTCTTTTGACTGTGTTTAAGAAATACTTTCCAACAGAAGAATTAGCTAATCAATATGCAAGACAACCCGAAAAGATTGCTAATCGAGTCTATGCAAATCGCATGGGTAATGGTTCAGAGCAATCTGGTGACGGCTTTAAATTTAAAGGCAGAGGGCTTATTCAGCTAACAGGAAAAGATAATTATAAGAAATGTGGAACAGATATTGGAGTAGATTTAATTGCTAATCCTTCACATTTAACAACTCCTATGGGAGCTTGTATTTCCGCAGGATGGTTTTGGAATGAGAGAAATCTCAATCTCGATTCTGATCGAAACGATATTCTTACCATAACAAAAAAGATTAATGGTGGAATAAATGGTCTAGAAGAGCGAACAAAATTTTACGAAAAAGCTAAGGAAGAATTGAAAAAATACGCTTGAGTTTTTTCTCTGATTGATGTATTCTAGATACATAAACAAATCCAACATGTGTGTTCGCGTTTCGTCTTATAGGCATGTTGGTGCCTTCGATACTTTTTACGAAGTAAAAGAAGAAAAGCGTAATATAATGAGCGGGCAAGACGATAGGTTGCCACCGGAGTTCGTAACCGGTCCGAATTCTTAAACAAAAGGAAATGATGATGTTGAATGAAGCTGTTGTCCAACAAGTGAAAGCTAAGTATTCCGAGAAGTATAACATCTATGATGTTCAAGTCTTTCATCGTGAATATGATGATTCATATGAAATCTTGGGTAAGATTGATGATCCAACTGTCAACATGAATGATTTTGTTGGTAGGGAAGTTCTCTTTCCTAAGAAGTGGGTCACTCTTGAAGTTGTTTCAAATTAGGAGGTATTATGCAAGTCCGTGTAGTTGTTTTGAAGAGTGGAATTTCCATTCTAGGCGAGTTGCTTGGTGATGTTAATTTTGATACATTTTATATTCGAAATCCAGTAGAAGTTTCGATGGGCTCAATCAAAGATGAAGGTGCGAATATTTCTTTCTTTCCTTTTCTGAACTATACTGTAGAAGCTAATGAATCTGGATTGCCGATCAATAAAAACGACGTTCTTTTCTGTTTGAATCCAATCAAAGAATTGAATGACCATTACACATCCCTCTTCGATAAAGATTCGGATGAATCTCAAATAGAAATGATTGAACCATGGTTACAGACTCGCTAATAAAATGAGAATTCGACATAGTGAATGATTTTTATACTAATGTAGCGTGTGTTGGTAATAACATATTTTTCATCGGGGTTAAGAACGGCAAAAAGATACGAACTAAAATTCCTTATCAACCAAGTCTGTTTGTTCAATCGAATAAGCAGACTCAATTCTTTAATCTCGAAAATCAATTCCTCGAAAGAATGGATTTTGACTCCATTCGCGAGGCAAAAGATTTTGTAGAACGATATCGTGAAGTAGAAAATTTCAAAATCTATGGAAACAATCGTTTCGAATACGATTACATTTCGTCTACCTTCAAAGATCAAATTGAATGGGATTTGAGTAAAATTCAAATTCTTAATATCGATATTGAGGTAGGTTCTGAAAATGGATTTCCTCATCCAGAAACTGCATCTGAACCAATCACTGCTATTGCATGTAAATTCTCTTCGTCCGATGATTACTATATTCTTGGTTGCGGTAGCTATAAAAAGCATAAAGAGAATGTAATCTATTACAAATGCGAAGATGAATTTCAACTCATCGAAAAGTTTATTCAATTGTGGGGCGAAAAGGCTCCTGATATCGTTACTGGTTGGAATGTAAGAGACTTCGATATTACTTACATCGTCAATCGAATCAAACGTCTGTTTGGTGATGATAAAGCCAAATTACTTTCTCCTTGGAAAATGGTTTCTGAGCGAGAAACTACTAACATGAATCGAAAGATAAAATACTATGAACTCCTTGGCGTTTCTATTCTCGATTATATTGATCTCTATAAAAGATTTGGTTCTAGCGGCACGCAAGAATCTTATCGACTTGATCACATCGCTAACATCGAACTCGGCGAGCGAAAATTATCTTATGATGAGTTTGATAATCTTCATCAACTCTATCGATTAGATTATCAAAAGTTTATCGAATATAATTATAAAGACGTTGAATTGGTTGAACGACTCGATAATAAGTTGAGGTTGGTCGAACTTGCTTTGACTCTTGCTTATGATTCTAAGACGAATTATTCAGATGTTTCGATGCAAGTGAGAATGTGGACTGAAATCATTCAGAATCATCTAAAGACTAAAAATGTTTATCTTCAAATCAGAAAGCGTGATGTAACATCAAATTCTTTTGAAGGCGCATTTGTTAAAGATCCATTGGTCGGTATGCATAAATGGGTTGCATCTTTTGACTTGACGAGTCTTTATCCTAGCTTGATTATGCAATATAACATCTCTCCAGATACCATTATTGATGTTGCGAATGCTGATATTGAATTGCGTCAATTTCTTTCTAAAGTGAATGTCGATTCTTTATTGAATCGAGAAATCGATACTTCGGAAGTAAAGAAAAGAAACTATTCTCTGACTCCAAACGGTCAGGTATTTGATAACTCAAGAAAAGGTTTTCTTGCAGAAATCATGGAGACAATGTTTGTAGATAGACAGCGATATAAAAAAGAAATGTTGAAAGCTGAATCTGAATATGAACAACTCAAGAAAGATTCTAGTGTTGATAAATCAAAAATCAATGAATTAAGAAACAAGATTTCGAAGTTCAAGAATCTTCAGTTGGTCAAAAAGGTCTGTCTCAATTCTGGATATGGAGCGATTGGTTCTCCTTATTTCTTTTTGTTTGATGTGAGACAAGCTCATGGCATTACTTCAGCGGGTCAATTGTCTATTCGTTGGATTGAACGAAAAATCAATGAGTACATGAATAAACTTTTGAAGACTGAAAATAAAGACTTTGTAATTGCATCCGATACAGATAGTATTTACTTGAATATGTCAGATCTAGTCGATCAAGTTTTCAAAACTCAGGACGATGTTCAGAAGATTATTCGATTCATGGATAAGGTTTGTGAAGAAAAATTGCAGCCTTTCATCAATTCATCATATGAAGAATTGGGTGAATACGTTAACTCATATAGTCAACGAATGGTGATGAAACGTGAAGCCCTAGCTGATAAAGGTATTTGGACAGCAAAGAAACGATATATCCTAAATGTTTATAACAACGAAGGCATTCAGTATCAGAAGCCTAAGTTGAAAATCATGGGTATTGAAGCTATCAAGAGTTCTACTCCAGCTGCATGTAGAGCTAAAATTATTGACGGGCTTAATTTGATTTTGGCTTCAACGGAAGAAGAGTTGCAAAAATTCATCGCTGAGTTCCGAGCAGAGTTCAAGAAACTTCCTGCTGAAGATATTGCTTTTCCTAGAGGGGTCAATGG